ATGTTACCATTCTTTGTTATTATAATAATTTTAATTGGTTCAGTTGTTGGTCAAATTATGTTTGGTAACAAAGCCGATAATGATGATCAAGCAGCTGGCAAACATGTTGCTTCTCGTAACAGTTATAATAGTCGGAAAGCATGATCGTTTTCGATTCAACAAAAAAGGGACTGGCATTTTGGCCAGTCTCTTTTTTTGCTATTAACGGGTTTAATCTTTTACCCAATGAGCTCGTTGTTGCTCAATTAATTCTTTATATTTAGTAGTAATTTCTTCGCTACTAAATCCTAAATCAACCATTCCCCATTTTATTAGGAGATGCCAAGCATGTCGAAAACTTTCTTGACGATGATTGTAGTAAGCATCATTAAGAAAGTGTTTAATTGCTAAGTACTGCTTATTAAGATCGGCAAGTTTTGTTGTTGGTTTAGTTCGTTTAATTAAATCCCATTGTTTTTGGTCCATAACAATCAAATGTGTCCACTGCTGCTTAGCACTGAATAGCAACAATAATTCAAGTGATTTCAAGTAGTGCTCAAAGGCTTTTGGGGCATCTTCCGTCGGCTGGTCAAGAACATTAAACCAACCATTGCTATTGGCAAGCTTTGCTAATTCTACATCCAACGCAACAAAGATCGTTTGCTTCCGTGCTTCTGGACCGATCGTCAGCTCCTTTGCCTCGTCCACATCGAGTTCCAAATCGATTACTTGATGAAGTAATGTTGTCCAATTAATCATTTTGCTCATCATCCTCAAGAACTGGCTCATCAGTTATTGTCTCATCCTGTTCAATTTGCTCATCATCGGCAAACATTAACGGATCCGACTTAACCGCTAACTCATCACGATTACTTAAGTACCAATCACGAATCAACTGGTAATGGAGTAACAAATCGAAAAACGAAACCTGGGCGTCAGGATCTTGAACAGAGAAGAACCATTGTTGACTATAGTCATCAGGATCAAACGAAAGATCAAGGTTAACCTGGCGTTCAAGCCGCAATTCAGCACCATTATTCTTTGGCAAATTAAATAGCATGTAATCAGTTTCAGCCGTAGTAACAAACAACCGATCGATTACAGTTAATGATAGTTCAGGCTGCGCTAAATCATAATGCTGCTGGTTACTTGTACCAAGGATCCCCCGATCAATTACAAAGTTCAAATCGTCGTGAAGTGCCTGAGCGAAAAGTAACAACGGTTTAATTGCCGAACGCAAGTCAAGATCAGAATACTTTTTTAACCCATTAATAATAAAGTAATTTACAAGTGCCTTATTATTAAACCGCAGCATTTGATGCTTGAGGTTTAAAGAAAAAATTGGTTCATTATCATTGACATCCGTAAAAGCAGCATTTCCTTCCGCATCCTTAATAAAATGAAAGAGAACCTTTTCACCTAGTGCAGAAATTGTTGCGTAAAAACGGTGACTCGTTGGATCTTCAGTAATTTTGAATTCCGCATTAGAGTGCATTCCTAGCAATCGTCCCATTAACAGCAAATAATAATCAGCAACCTGATAGTGCTGAGGAAACTTAACAAACGCATCCTCTAAATCTAGATTTACTAAATCATTTGTTGCGGTAAGAAGATCATGAGCGTCATCTGTTTGAGCTAGTTTGGTTAATAGGTTAACGTAGTGTTGACCAATTTCCAGACCGTGCTCAAAAGAATGGGCCAAGGCATTTAACTGTTCAGATGGTTGATTCAACATTTGTTTATTGTTCATCATCTGTCACCTGCTTTTCTTGGTCATCAGATAAGCTCTTAATGTAGTTAGCATATAAATTGCGATTGGCTAATTCAAAGTCTTCAAAGGAACCAAACGTGTCTAAAATACTCTTTTGCTCATAGCTCAAAATCGTATTTTCTTTTGAAAGCGACAAAACCACCTGCTCATTATCCTTGATTGTTTGAGCAGCTGTTCGTGATTCTTCCTCTTCATCTTCTAACTTTTGGAGAGCATCAACCAGACTTTGCCGACTTTCCTTATTCTTAGTACTTTCCCAAATCCCTGAGCGTGAGCTAACATCCTTTAGTTGTTCTTGTAACTTTGTCCGTTGCTCTTCACGTTCACGCTGATGATCGATTAAGTCTTGTAGCCGATCGTTCTCAGCAGAAATTTTATCAATTTTATCGCTATTGTACCGCTTATTATCACGGGACAATTCAAATGTCTTCTTCAACTTATCATATTCATCATCATTAAACAGGAAGCGAACATTGAGAACGTCTAATTCACCAAATTCACGGCGATCCCACCAATTACCAAAATAGATCCGGTAATGGCCAGTCTCGTATTCCTCATAATAAAAGAATGGGTACTTCTTTCCTAAATAATCAATTAATTTAATGCTTAAGAAGTTGCTTAAGTAATTAGTAATATCATCAACTAAGCTCATTACGCTTTGGTTATTGGGTTGTTGCTCCCGATGTTCAATCTCCTTAGCATAACGTTGATTATCCAATAACTGATAAATTTTTTTGTCATGGTGATCTTTTACTGCTTCATCAACCTGGCGCAGGAAGGAAACCTTTTCAGCAATTCGCTGATTAATAATTCCGCTTACGTCATGAGCAGCCTGTTCGTGTCCTGAAATTGCCATTATGCACCGCTCCTCACTTTAATAACCAGTTTTTATCTTAATCGACTTGCTGTAAGATTTAAAGAACTTCATAAATTATTGAAGAGTTTCTTTACATTTACCCACCGATCGTTGAATTTAAAATAAAATAGGTTATAATTATTGTATAGATATAACACATTTGTGTATTATCTATGTTGTTGAAGCGTTTCGGAAAGAGGCGAAGTTAGATGGCACTTAGTAAGCAAGAACGTAAGGAAATGGCACGTAAAGCCATGGAAAAGCGTAGCAACAAGAAGCCAGATGGTTCTGGTTTTGCAAAGATTGATGCTGACGCCAAGAAGCTGAGCGATTAACTTTTTTTGAAGCAATTCACTCTTTATTCAAGAGGCTTACTCCAGAGCCTCTTGAATTCTTTTAAACTATAGAAAAGATCCTAAAACGACCCATGGTACTTGAGTAACATCAAATACGATGAGTCGTTTTTTGAATTAAATATTACTGACGTGCCTGATTAACGTATTGCTCTAAGCGATCCATTCCTTCTTTAATTTGGTCCATACTAGTCGCATAGCTAAACCGTAAGTAGCCATCGCCACCCTTGCCAAAGTAAGAACCTGCTGTGACCGCAACCCGCGCATTCTTAACAAGATCATAAACAAGCTTAGTATCGTCTTGCTCTAAGAAGTCAGGAATTTTAGCGAAAATATAAAACGCTCCCATCGGTCGGCTGCAATCAAAGCCCATTGCTGCCAACCGCTTCTTCACGTAATCACGCCGTTGAATATATTTTTCGTCCATTTTCTTAGTTGCAGCCGTGCCACCCTTTAAGGCCTCTTCAGCAGCATCCTGAGTAAAGGTTGCAACGTCCGTCATTACAAACGAGTGGACCTTAAAGATTTCATTAGTAATTGCTTCTGGGGCACAAAGGTAACCAATCCGCCAACCAGTCATTGCGTATGATTTGGAAAGACCATTTGTTAAAATTGTTTGCTCAGGTAACGCCCGCGCCATCGAAGCATACCCGCCATCATAAATTAGCTCACTATAAATTTCATCACTAATTGCAAAAATTGGTTTACCCTTAATTAATTTAGCAAGAGCATCCAGTTCTTCTTGAGTATAAGCTATCCCGGTTGGGTTTGACGGATTAACGAAAACAACCCCTTTAACCCGTTCGCCATATTTATCCAAATAGGACTTCAATAATTCGGGAGTTAATTTAAAATCCGTCTTTGAGGTATCAACCTCAACAGCTGTCCCGCCAGCAATCACCGCATCAGGACTATAGATCGAAAAAGTTGGTGTTGGAACTAAAATTACATCACCGGGATTAGTGATTGCCGTAATTGCTGAATAGACTCCCTCAGTTACCCCGTTAGTAATTAAAATCTCGGTTTGAGGATTATAATGCAAATCATAGTTTTGAGCTAAGAAATCTGCAACCGCTTTTAGAAGGCCCGCAGTCCCTCGTTGCGGTGCATAGTGAGTTCGATTATTCCTAATGCTTTTAATTGCTGCATCTTTAATATATTCTGGCGTATTAAAATCTGGTTCGCCAATTGTAAATTTAATCACATTGTCAAATTGTGAGGCATAATTACTAAATTCAAAAATCTTTAGTTTTGGAACATCATTTAATGATTTCCGCATGTATTGCTTCATCTCAACCATCTTTAACAACCTCGTTTTTAAATTTTATCGTCATTTACTAGGTTACGTCTTTTGTTCAGTAATAGTCAAGTTTCTTAGTTAAGTTTTAAAAATAAAATAGAAGAAGCTATAGTATAGTCTCTCTTAGGCCTTACTCATAGTTTCTTCTATCATTTATATTTTAAGATTAAGCTTGAAGTGCCTTGATCATCCGGTCAAGCAATTCAATATCTGTATCACGAGAATAGATATCCATAATCTCATAAATTTGTGGAGCAGAAGTCGAACCAGTAAATGCTAAATTAAGTGGGAAGTACAAGCCACGTCCCTTAACACCAGTAGCTTTACCGACTTCCTTAATTGCTTGACTGTAGTCATCCGCACCGTTTTCAAGTTTTTCTTTCAATCCGGTTAAGACAGCTAAGACATCATCATTATTGAAGTCTTCATTGTCCTTAATTAGATCGTAATTGAAGTTTTCATCAAGAACGTTGTAGTAGGACCAAACATATTCAATCACTTCGAGCAACTTATTAACATCACGTTGATGAACATGGATTGTCTTCATAATCAAGTTCTTTAACTGTTCTTCTGGGATTGATTGAAGGCGCTTAGCTTCTTCAGTCTCGCCTTCCTTAACCAATTCCATAGTCCGATCAGTCAATTCCTCAACAGACATACTCTTAATGTATTGGGCATTCATCCAATCAAGCTTCTTTTGGTCAAAGTAAGCTGGTGCCTTAGACATCCGCTTAGGATCATAAACCTTGATCAATTCGTCCTTGGAGTAGATTTCGCGTTCGCCAACTGGTGACCAACCCAAGAATGCAATGAAGTTAAAGATTGCTTCATGAAGGTAACCATGCTTCTTGTATTCGCTAATGAATTGCAAAGTATCCTTGTCACGCTTACTCAACTTCTTCCGCGTCTTTGGGTTAAAGATCAATGGAATGTGGCAGAAAGTTGGGTGTTCCCAGCCTAATGCTTCATAAATTGCAATTTGCTTTGGTGTATTTGAAATATGATCAGCACCACGTAATACGTGAGTAATGTCCATCGTGTGATCATCAACAACAACCGCGAAATTGTAAGTAGGCATTCCGTCACTCTTTTCAATGATGAAATCTCCACCAAGATTATCAGAATTGAATGAAACGTGTCCCCGAGCAATATCATCCCATTCGTATTCGTGGTCCTTAGGTAAGTGGAAACGAATAGTTGGCTTTAAGCCCTTTGCTTCGGCAGCCTTTTGTTCTTCCTCACTCTTGCCATACCAACGACCATCATAATGAGGTGCTTCATTATTAGCACGTTGCCGTTCACGCATTTCAGCAAGTTCTTCTTCAGTTGAGTAGTCTTTGTAGGCTAAGCCCTTATCAAGAAGTTCTTGAATGTATTTATGGTAAATTCCCTTCTTGTTCCGTTCACTTTGACGGTATGGGGCATACTTTGGATTAGGCTTGTTAGGACCTTCATCCCAATCAATTCCTAACCAATGCAAGTTCTCCCGTTGACTTTCTTCCCCGTCCTTAACGTTTCGCTTGGTATCAGTATCTTCAATCCGTAATACCATTGTACCGTTAAAGTGACGAGCAAATAAATAATTAAAAAGGGCTGACTGCGCATTACCAATGTGTAAGAAACCTGTTGGACTAGGTGCGTAGCGAACTCTGACCTTCTTGTCATCCATGTTTGCGATTCTCCTTTATATCTGTTTCACGAACGAATTCGTGACTGCAACATGTTTAATTGTATCGGAATGTTGCCATTTGTCAATTTCATTCAAGCACAGATAATGAGGGACCGCAAGCACTAGCACTCAGTCCCTCATTATTTGCTATTTTATTATGACGCAAAACTATTAATATTGTTCCATGTATGTAAAGCTAATTTTGATTCCTGTTATATAGGCTTTTGTGGCTATTATAATAGGAAAAGAAAATTTTTAAAGTTCATAGAAGTTCATAGATGTTGCAAAATTTGTTGCAAATTTGTTGCATTTAAAGACACCCGACACCTCATAAGAAGTGCCGGGTTATTTTGTACCGCTCAAGCTTAACTTGTAATCAGTATAGCATAAGATTATCGTGCAAGTTGGTACTAAAAAGGACGCTTATTAAGCGCCCAGTTTACCGGTACAAGATAAGTAACGAGCTGATCTCATTTTGCACACCGGTGCGTTAATCTTTGTACAAACATTATACCATAGTTTAATATACAAGCACGCCGCGAGGGAACTCTCTCTAAATTTGTGCAGCCTGGAGGTGACTCCAATGCATTGGGTGTGTTAATCTTTGTTGTGCCCAGTAAGCACATTAAACATTTAATTAAGTGGTTGCTCAAGTAGTGACCCGAGCGCTCTTTCTTCGGATTGAGCGCTTTTATTATACGACAAAAATCCCTAGCAGCCACGACGGGCTACTAGGGATTGATTGGTTATTAAAATATTCTTCTAAGCATTATGTCTTTAACATAACCCGTTCCTCGTTGATTATCTGTGCTGTTATCTCCATTATCACCATGTGATAGATATACAGCAATCCAGATGGTGCCTGTTAAATTGTCAGGTACAGAAAAGATTTAAGCACCTTCTTTCTAGGTGCAAAGCTGATAGGACGGCTTTAACTACCCCCCCCACTTTATCAAATGGTGTAATATTCAATAATAATTTAATTGCATCATCAACATTCATCTTATTACTTTCGCCAGTTGCACTTCGCACGGCATTCATCAAGTTAGTTAGTGTACTACTTATACTCATCTAATCCTCTAGTTCTTCATATTTAGAACGTCGTTCTCGATTTCTTCTTTAGCAGCTGCTTTGACACGATTAAAAGCATCTGTCATTTTAGAATCAATGTAGCTCTTTAAAGATTCTTCGTTCGCTGTATTTATTACAACAGCTTCTGATAGCTTTACTTGTCGCGTTTTGTTAATGCCGGTTGGAGCATCAATCGTGTAAGCATAAGTATTACCACCTGCTGCTTTAATAATTACTTTAATTGGTACCGCACCAGTAGTTGCGTAGCCTTTCTTATCGTCATCTAAAATAAAATTATCCTCAAAACTAATGTTAGGGACTGTTACGTGTTGAATACCGGTTCCTTTAAAGGTTCCATTAGAAATAATGTGATCACAGTATAAAGTACCGACTTCTTGATCCCCAATATACATTGGTTTACCAGTTTGAATCTGAATATCACCACCAAAATGGGAGTACACCGAAGGACTACGACTAATCTGAGTCCAAGTCTCGGTGATGTCGACATCATTATTATTGATATCTTTTGTATGAAGCAGCTCCCCATCGATATCAAAGGAGTAATCACCTTTCCAGCAAATTGGATCGGAGTTAGCTAGATGGGTACTATCAGGATTGCCAGTTAGATTAATTGTCTTCCTATCATAAGTGAAGTCATGAAAGACTAGCCGCTGATTAGTAATGCGGTCAGAACGCTTAGTAATCTTATCAGCCAAGACTGTATCAGCACCCACAACGGCCTTTAATTCACTTGGAATATCGGTACTAAGATAGTTATTATCCTGAGTTACATCATGAATATTTGTATCAATTTGATACAATTCTGCAAAGTTATCATGGATTGTTCCAGACGAATGAGCTACACCGCCAAGGGTATCGCTACTATCCGCACTAACTGAGATTTGGTTATATGGTAAATAATTCTCACTAATTTCCATGTTGCTAACATTAGTCATAACAATGGCCATCCACTTAGACCAACTTGGATTTAGTGCATAATTACGTCTAACAAGTGTATTTTTAACCCCGCTCATGGCAATCTGACCAAGAATCCAATTTTGATCATTACCTTCAAAGGTGTTGTTTTCTACGGTAATATCACTAACGTGACAATCCTTTTGAGCAAAGGCATTTACCCCAGAACCGTTGTTGTGATAGAAGTAATTATCAATTACCTTGATATGAGAAACCACCATTGCAGCTTCAGATGGTTCGATATCTAATCCAGCTGCCGGACCAGTTCCAACGGTGTTTTCAAAAAGATTATGCCGAACCACCGCATTAGTTACGTTACCCAATGAAGTTCCTTGCCGCCGGTTATGATTCAAGATGTTATCCTCGATTGTTAGATTGTTTGAAGGGGCTAGACCATCATTTTGACCGATATTGAAGGCCATAATACCGTCACCCCAGCAATCCTTAATTGTCATGCCTTTAATCGTTACGGTATCAGCATGGGCTAAGTTAATCCCACTGCCCCACTCACCGGCAAACTCATAAGGATCGCCGTTATTATCCCGATGCCAAGTGGTGGTAATCTTGTGACGATGACGATCCCCTTCAATGGTTCCACCTAAAACGTTAACGTTTTTGACGTTGAATAGTCGTATAACATTGTAGGCAAAAGAAGAGTTACCAATGACAGACAGGGTAGCGTCAGGGTCTAAGAGAATCGTGACATTCGATTTTACTTCTAGGCCACCTTCACCCATTGTCTGCCAAAGGCCTTCACCGCTTGCACATTTGGAGCCATTGGGGTCAGTCGTGGCATTAATCATATAAGTACCAGCCGGAACGTGGACAATTCCACCGTCAGCTTCAGCTACTTGGTCAATTGCTTTTTGGATGGCGACTGTGTCATCAGTCGTACCATCACCTTTAGCACCAGTATCTTTAACTGAGACCAACTTATTAACCACTGGTGAAACGTTATATTGCTTACGAATCGTGTCAATTAACGCTAGCTTTTGAAAGGCTTCTGGGTCACCAGCACTTGGTGTGACATTCTGTAAGTCTTCCTTAGTCGCATATGGCGTTAACTTAGTAGTTAGAGTTGCATTAGTTACTAAATCAGGCTTGTTAGTAATCTTACTCCAGTCAAAGCTAACCGGAATTTCCGTCTTCTTCGCATATGGTGTTAGGTCAACCGGTGCTGGAATCGTAATTGCAGTCCCGTTAATCGTAATTTTCCGTTGTGCGGTATCAATAGCAACCGTTGGTACATCAGTTTTCTTCGCATACCCGGTTAAATCAACTGAGTCTGGAATATCAATTGAAGTCGTGCCAATGGTAATTTTCCGATTAGCTACATCAATTGAAGCTGTTGGAATATCAGTCTTTTTAGCATAAGGGGTTAAATCTGGAATAGCCGGAATGTCGGTCTTTTTGGCATAGTCACTTAACTGAGCCACTTTAGCATATGGAGAAAGATCAGGCACCGTTGGGATATCAGTCTTCTTCGCGTAAGTCTTATCTGCATTGGTCACGGTTAGGTAGCCACTTAAATCAACCTGACCACCCGCTGCTGCCGTCGCAATTTTTGAATCAACTTCTTCCTTTGTGTAGTAACTGGAGAGGTCAATATTACTAGGCAAATCAACTACCGTGCCGTTGATAGTTAACTTATGACTTGTAGCATCATAAACAACTTTCGGTACTTCATCCTTCTTTGCATAGTTAGTTAAATCAACATTGTTTGGAATAGTAATGGATTGATCACCAATCGTAATTTTACGAGTACCAGGATCAATCGTAAGCTTAGGCAAATCTGCCGTTGCTTTTAGCGAATCAAGAAAATCATGCTTACTTCCACTATTACCTTCACTGAGCCACGTTTGGTATGCTGAATCAGCTTGAGGAATCGTGATAGCAAAATCAACGCCGTGCTCAGTTGCCGTTTTCTTCACGGTTGGCTCTGTTCCTGGAGCAGTCATAGTAACACGGCTAATTGTTAAATTAACACTTGCATGTGTTGCGACGTCTTTAACAAAATCAGTAAAGTTAATTTGTTTTAATAGCTGACCGGTTTTATCACCGATGTTTTCAATAATTTCAAATCCTACCCGATAACCAGGTGAAGGGAAAATACTTGTTTGTTCCTTGCCATCGACGTCCGTATATGTTTCCCATATTTCAAAATAATAGTCATCTGGTCCTAAATCTACTAAAGATGCACTACTAAGTGAGAACTGGTTGCCTTGTACTTCAACTGGATAATCAGTTCCAATTAAGCCAGTTGAGTTAGCTACCTTAGCAACAAACGTATGTGTGGTATCAGGCGTAAAGTATCCAATTCCATTTGTGTTATTGAAACGAACCGTTATTTTCTTAGTCGTTTCTAAGTGCTTAAAAGAATCAAGTTGAATCTCATAACCATTCCTATTTACATGCCATTTATTTTGCATTTAATCACCTACTTTTCCTTAGCAATTTCTGCTTTTATTATGCTTTGAATGTAGGGCTTCAAGTCATTCTCAATGACTTCCCGGTCAACTGCTGTTAGCTTGGTTTCGGTTTCCGTCTTGCTTGGCTTTAAGTCGGCTGGTTGATTCTCAATTGGTGTTTGTAAGGCCCCGTCGTCACCAAAGACATATAACTTCCCATCAATCTCTTGACGACCAGTTAACATCCAAGCATTGTCCGGATCAAAGTAATACTTCTTACCATTGATTTCTTGCCAACCGGTCAGGCACCAAGTATTGTCAGAATCCATGTAGTACCAATGATCGTTAATTTGTTGCCAGCCAGTTAGAGCAGCACCAAACGTTCCGTCATGGTTAACATCGAAGTAATACCAACGATTGTTAATCTTGCGCCAACCAGTAACCGTATTCCCAGATTCATCTAGGTAATACCAACGATTATCAACCTTACGCCAGTCGTTCTTGACTGCTGAACCATTCTCAAAATATTGCCAGGTATCACCTGAGCCTTGCCAACCGTCTTTGCTACCACTAGGGTTAGCAATCTTCATCCAGGCTTCCTTAGTGAGGTAGAAGATGCTCCGGTCCATGTCGCCACCGGTGAATTGCCAACCAGTCAGGGCACCAAAGGCACTAGCACTGACGCTCATGTTTGGCAGCGTCCAACTATTCCAAGTCATTGATGCATACTTAGCTACCCAGCCACCGCAGTATTGAGCACAGTTGGCAACCTGCCACAATGCTGATTCCTGTACATAAATTAAGGGCCATACTCCAGTAAGTCGATGTACTTCAGTTACGAAGCGCAATGACCATGAAGCATCGCCCCAGGATGAGTTTTGGTATGATTCCCAATCCAGGATTAGGATTCCTTGACCGACGTAATTCTTGATGTTGTTGATGAAGTATTGGGCTTCACTTTCGGGATTGCCACCACCTGCGTAGTGGTATAATCCGCGCAACTTACCAAGTTGACCGGCTAGGTCCCACTGATGATTACAGCGAGGATTAACATAGCTGGTACCCTGAGTAGCTTTAACAATCACTCCATCAGCGTGTGAATCCCGAATAATACTATCGGAGCTTCCAGAATAAACATCAACTGTGTACAATGCCATTGCTAATCATCCTCCTTTGTTAAATCATTAGCCCGGTTAGGTGCAGTCTGAATAGCAACCTTTACAGGGTCAGTAGTATCATTACCGGTTAAGTCTGACTTTTCATAAGCTGCTTGGACGGCTGATTCAATTGATTTGACATCAACATTAGTAAAGCCACGCTTAGCTAAGACATCCTGAACAATCGTAATTGCTTGATTGAACTTGTCATTGCCAGACATCTGCGCATTGACTAATGAACTAACCGCTGTATCAGCTACCTGTTCAATAAAACTCCACAGCTCCTTTGATTGAGCGGTCTTCGCATGTAATGCCTTAGCATGAATCAAGTTTTCCAAATACTTAAATGCATACACAATCGCCGTCGAAACAACCAACGTAATTACATATTCCGGAATAGCATTAATAATCTCGTTCATTTTTGCCCCTCCAAGTTCGTAATTCTTCGTTCATGATCCTTTAATTCTTCGTCATGGCGAATGAACTTTTTATCACCGTTTTCCAAACGTAATTCTGCTTTTCGTTGGCGTTGGTTAAACTCTTTCAACCCAGAGTTAACATCACTTAATTGTTCTCGAATTGGCCCGAAGAGTTGTACATCAGCCTTGCTAATTACCCAGCGAAGTATCAATGCAATTGCGGTTAGAATAGCAATGATTGAAGCCCATTCATCCCAATTAAGGGATAAGAAAGAATGTGGTGTAATCCAATTCATTTTTTCACCTTCTATTCTTTAGCTTGTGAGGTGCTAGTAGAAGTGCTTGTGGAAACCGATTGAGTACTTGCTTTTGCATCAGACGTATCTAATTCCACGTCTTGACTATTATCAGCAACGTGACCTGGAGCGTTAGCAATATAATCCCCGCTCTTCAAACCGTCAGCTTGTGCGATCTTAAAAGTTAACACGTTGTTATCATAACTAGGGGTCTTATCATCAGTCTTCGGTGTAAAGGTCATTACGGTATCGGTATCACCAAATTTCCACTTGCCCCAGTCATCATCTAATACAAGTGTTCTCATTTTGTCTCCTTTCTCAAAGCCGCCCATAAAAGAAGCGTGCGATTGCGTTAAATTTTTAACGCTTTCGTACGCTTTTTTTATGTATTGTGATTTTCTATGGCGACCGGTTAACCCAGGCCTTTGTATCAGCCATTATCTGGTCTCCTTAGACCTTCATTTGTGAACGCGGACCAATAAACACCATCGAAACCCAACCTTCATAATTAGTGTTTTTATTCCACTGGTCACCAGTTCCGCCTTCTACTTCTAATTGTCCTTGATTATTGAACTTAAATGGTGAGTAATTATTTTGTCCATTTGGCGCACCAACATATGCTGAACCAATTACCGGTAATCCTTTGCCATTAAGCACTCCATCAAGTGGATTTGTACTAACTACCGCAACATTGCCAGGAAATTTAATCCAGCCATTGATACTAGCAATATACATATCAGAATTATAACTGATAGTACCTGTTAACCAACCAGTTGTTCCATTAAGAAATGTCCCGGAATGCGACTCATACTTCCAATTTGATAACGTATTGAGCTTTTGCAAATCATTATTAAGCTTTTGTGCCCACAATCGATTTTTGCCAATAAATTCTAAATCCATTTATGCTCCTCCTTAGATTTTAACGACTGAACCGCCATTAACGATTGAATCACCATATTTATCAGCGTCTGCACCACCTGAATTTGAAGGAAGTGTACCAACCACGGTCCCATCACTAATGCCTGAATTGTTGTTACCGTTAAAGGCTGCAGCATGAGCGGCTTTAGTAGAAACATTAATGTTGTTGCCACCATTAGTAACAATTGTTGTAGTGCCACCGCCTATTGTGGAACCGTTACTTGGTTGAACACCAACTACTGTTGTTCCATCAGAAATAGGTATAGATGTTGTATTTCCGCCATTATTAACCGTTGGATACATTTCTGCGTCAGTTGGGAATTGGGTAGTTGTAATCCAGATTCCCCAAACTCCGTTTTTAGCAGCTCGAACGAACTCGTTTGCGTTACTATCAATAAATACTTGAACCATGTAAGCACGGTTACCAAATGTCCGAAGTACCCCGTCAGTTTTCGATGGACTATTCTCAGTTCCAGCACTAACAATGTAAACCTTCGGGTCAGTAGCGTTGTCCAAATTACCATTCAAGTTTTCACCTTGACCAAGTTGTTTAGCATAGTCATGCATCTCATTAATTGTTGGTACTGCCTTAGAATTAATTAAGTCAGTATAAGAACTAAGCTGAGACTTCAAAGCAGAAACGGCACCTTGAAGTTGATCGAAGCGTTCAGTTAGATCACCAATCTCTTGCATTTTCTTGTCAGCATATGATTTTAGTTCAGCAACTGCCCGATCCATATCAGTCTCAAACGGCTTGGCATTAACTCCCATCTCAACTAAGTCGGGTTGAACATTTAAGCAAACCCCAACAGTTGATACTTTCATTCCTTTACCATCATCAACATAAAAGTAGGTCCCATCCGGATCCCACTGGCCTTCAACCTGAAACATGCCTGCTGGGAAGCAGTAACTAACTTTCCCAATTTGTTCATTTGTACCGGGTAAGTCGTATGACTCCCACCCAATACCTTCAAAACGCTTACCATTTGGATCAATTCCTTGGAAGCCAACATTAAACTTCGTTAAATCCATCGGTAAGCCATGACGTCGTATCTGAATATTAACGGTACATAGACTATCGGCAACTCGCCCCTGAAAATGTGGCGTTAGGTTAACGTAAGTTGTTGTTCCATTGTCTTGTGTACCTTTGTCAATATCTAAGACAATGAATACATTTTTTGCTGCCATTTTCTCCCTCCTAATTTAAATATGGTTTGATGTAATTAAAAAGCCGGTCTAACAATGCGTTAGCCGACTTATAATTACTGTTTAATTTTGCAAAATATACCTTATCAATAACGAGCCTTCGTGGTTGCCAAATAATAAGATACTCCGTATCTTTATTAGTTATTTCATCTACTAAGCCATGAGCATTAAAGATATCAACAACAGCATTCAAGTCTCTTTGAACATCTTGTGACACTTTAATTGTCCATAAATACATTGCTCGATTAAGCAAATCACCCGGATTAACTAACGATGGAATAGTAAAGTTAAATTCATCATCAATATCCATAAAGACTCCATTCACTGCTTGAATAAGGAACTTCGCTTTATCATATACTTGTTGAGTCTTTTGCTTATAAATAGCAATTAAATCATCATCAGGGCGAATATCTTGATATTGAGTCCAAATCAACTAACTTCACTCCCTGAGAGTTTCTGCCACTTGCTCCACTCATATGACTTGTTTGTACGAACATAAGTAATGTTATTATTCAAATCCGTAATTTCTTGCTTGACATACAACCCAAGCCACGAAATCACTGTCATCACAAACAAATCAGTTCCAACACCCGTATCATGGAAAGGTGAATTCTTCGTTTTGATGTTAGCAGCAATAAAGAAGCCATTATTTTTATAGTCGTTTAAGTCTGCGTTGGCTGGAAGAACGTTCGTCTCTGTCATCGAACCTGCCGGTCCTTGAAGAAATGCGCTCTTTTTTCCATCGATCCAGAGAAAATTATCCTTTACCTCAATTTTTGGGCTATGGCCTGCTGGTCCTGGTTCACCTTTTTCTACAAGTGCCCAATACTCAGTATCAGTTGGTAAGACTCCTTTATTAGCTCGAATAGCGACATAAGATTTACCACCAAAATTGACTACTTTTAAAATCTTATTATCTTCTGTCTCACTATAAGCTCCTGAGAGCTGAATATTTACTGCCATTGTTACACCTCCTAACTATTAATCGTGCCACCGAACCTATCAGCATTTGATAATTTATTCGATGTTTTTACCAGTACCCAATCGGTCCATTTTGATATTGTCTTATCCGAAGTTTTAGTTGTCGTGCCAATTCGCATAAAAACATATGGCTCATTAGTAGCTGAAACTTCATATGTTTGATGTGCCAATTGCATAGCACTTAGCTTGTAAGTCTTAGTAGTCAGTAATCCGACAATTACAGTCGGCGGATTCAGTACATAGTCAGACATGGTAATACCAATTTTAGAAGCATACCGCATTTCATAAGTAAACCCATCCTTGTATTTATCAGGCGTTTTGTCATCATCATTGGCATTTAGAATATCTGTATTAATAGTAGCTCCACCACTAGCCTTTCGTTGAATTTCGCTCATTGCACTAGAAGCTAATGCATAGGCACTACTAGCTGCTGTTGAGTTAGCAGTAATGTTTTGTTCGAGCGGTGACAAATCAATTGCTTGAATGGCTCGATTAGCTTGTGAGGCTGCTGCACTAGCAGCATTAGCAGTTGAAGATGCCGAAGCAATCTCTGCACTATTACTAGCAACGTCCGATTTAAGTTGAGTTAAATCCGGCGCTTGTGCTGTTGCAGCACTACCATCTTTACCTGCTTGAGCAAGTTTCCCCCAATATTCAGCATTAGTCGGTAACACTCCGACCGAGCCATTTAGGCTGATATAACTTGAGCCATTATAACTAACTGCATCAAGTCGAGTATAAGTTTTTGCATTATCATACTCACCTTGCCAACTTAGCATTACCTTTCCTAAATTTATCTCGCTCATTTACTCACCTCCCACACTAGTTATTAAGTTGCCATTCACCATCTTAAAATGGAGTGAATGAGCAACCTTAGCAGCTACTGAATCTGCAATTGAACCATCAGATACATCATTAACATCGACTACTAAATTACCCGACTTAACATCAAGCCGGGCTTTTAAATGTTGTTTAATCAAATCAGTAATGGCTTCAGTAGATAGGCTAGTATCACCCTTACCACCACCGGATGAAGTACCATCTTTACCATGTAATGACTTCAGCCAATCATCTTCAGAACCAGCAAAGCCGTGTTCAACAGCAATCTCATAGGCAGATTTGCCATCTTTACCCGGATTACCTGGTGTAGTTTGAATTTTCTTCAAATCGTCTTTTGTAGCAACGTCAGGCTTGTTAGTAATCTGTGACCAATCAAGTGAACTGATTTGACCGCTCTGGGCAATTGAAGAAAGCCGCTGATTAAGATAATCAACCGTTACAATCTCAGGCTTATCTAAAATATCAGCCCACTTAATCGAGCCGGTAACTGTTCCTGAAGTCCCACCGATATATTTCTTCAAGTACGGCCACAAACGGTCAGCGTCCTCTTGCCGATACTTACGCCCGTAGACGGTATCAGTTACAAAGAAGTGAGCACCGTTATCGTAAGAGTAACCGGCTCCCCAGATACCGCTAACTGAATCATAACCATATTGAAGAACAATTCCTTGAATGTATTTTCCGGAATCATCAGGGTTAATGATCGGAATATCTGGTTGCTTGTTATCGTTACCATTCGATGATTGACCACTAGTTGGATTAGCCAATTTATCCGCCTCCTAACCATTAGTAAACTTTTGAATCGCCACAAGCTGGTCATGACTAAATCGCATACTAGATCCTCGATTAACATTAATGTTAGCGAAGTGATTCTCATGCTGTGTACCTGTTGCCCCGTAATAATCAATCTGCTCAACATTACGGTTCATCGCATTAATATCTTGGTACATTGCATAGATAGAATCTTTCATCACTAACCCAGTGTTATTCCAAGTTAACGAAACTTCTGAATCCGGGTTAAACGGATTAAATTCAATCCCCATCAATACCATTTTCTGGTTGAAATTATTCTCCGGAATAACAACTTGACAAGTATCACCAAGTTTGAAATCCGTCTCGCCGTATTCATTATTGGTAACGGTTGTTGGTGGATCGACGTGAACAGATGCGTCAACATACTTCTTTAAAGCATCCATATCGTAGATAGAATCAACAATCACTTGAGGGCCCCTGTGAAGCCCATACTTCTTAACACTGTCATCGTTATGGTAATGGTAATAAAGCGAGTAGTAAGTCTGGGTGGTTGTGGAAGTTGTATCGCTACTACCCCCATTCTGACCGTCACCGCCATTCTTAATCATCGCCTGTGGATCAAGCCAGGTTCCGTCATTTAAGAAAGCGTGACTAAATGCTTGTTGCACATTCATTCTCGTAATTCCAACGTGAAGGTGGTTTGTAGTTCGATAGCCGATTACCTGTCCGCATTGTATCTTTTGACCATAGCCAACAATGATATTACTTGCGGAGCTAAAAGCTTCTTGATATTCCACATTCAGCCCTGTTTCATCGGTAATAACTAGGTACCATTTAATCTCACTACCACCCCAAGTAGCAGCAGTAGTTACGGTACCACCATGAATAGCATGAACCTCTGAACCTGGATGATCGATTGAACCGAAATCCAATCCATCATGAAAGCCGTTTGTCCGGAAGCCACCGCCCAGTTGCACCCCAAAGAGTTGACCGTTTGTAAATGAACCTTCGCCAACAGACGGAAACGGCCATCCCCAAGCACTGCTTGATTGTGCTTGAATAGTAGCCTATTGGTGCCCCATGTGGTGACCAACCGCCTGAACCACTAATCTGTTGTCGCCAGTTAGGAATATTCATCATAGCGATCAGTTGGTCGAGCCCTTTCATAATATTCGTATATGGCGGGCGACAGTAATAATTGAACGTGGAATCAATAAACTGCAACAGTCCCTTGGACGGGTGCCCTGCTGCAGCATTTGAGTCCCAATTATTAACCACGTCTTCACGACCGCTAGATTCGATCCTAATCCGATTATTGATGTTAGCAATATCGTTAGCCGATAAGTTTTCACCGACAAGACTAGCAGCATTCTGCATAACTGGTTCCCAATTACCGTTAACCGGTTCAGTTACACCGTTACCAGTCCCACCACTTCCGGCAGTTGTGATGTCTTTTTCCATCTTGCCACCGTAAACATCAAAGTCGTTATACATATCATTCCCATCAGATTGAAAATTGATAGAAGTAACGTTGTTCAGGTAGCGGAACTGCTTATCAGTGGGATGGGACAAACTATCAATGTCATAAATCTTCAATACATAGTTATATGGAACATAGTATGCTCCAAACAGCGACAGGTTTTGACCAAGCCATTCGTATAACGAACCAGTACAATCAACAGCCACATTAGGGAAATTACCATGAAGCTCATACTTAATTCCCTGGTCATTGTTATTAAAGAACTGGTCTAGCCTATTCTGTAATGAATAGGTTTGTTGCTCATCAGTCCGCTTAACTACCACTCCCGGTTGAGGATCACCACTATCTCCGGAATCACTAGACGAATTACCGCTAGTGTCCGGATTGTCTTCAGTCGGTTGTTTAGGATCGATTCGAACATTTTTCATTTTATCAATCAGTAAAGCATTAGCAGTAACTTGCATAGTAGGAAGACCGTACTCATCAAATCCATTTTCCAATTGCTGAATTGTATAAAACTGACCATGATAATAGATATACCTCTTCATTTTAAGCATGTTAAAAGCATCTTTATATTGATCAGTATAAGTAGCAGTGAATGATATTTCATAAGAGGTATTTAACTGAAAATTCACCTTGAATGAGTTATATAGATCGCTCCAATCAATACGTTCTTCTACACCAGGCGTTCCCCCCATTATTGTTGAGGTCGCTCGTAATTAATACCGTTTCGCTCATGATAGCCACCAAAACGGAAAGTCAAACGTTATCTTTCCAGAGAAATTGTCCACTAAGATTTCGTTATTCCCAGGTTGGAGCCTAATAACACCATCGTCAGTTTGCATTTGATCTGATTTTCCATTTAGGGTTGTTCTTACTCCATTAATTTCCCAGGTACCATTAAATGGTGACTGCCCTTCTTTGCTTGTTGGTGTATCTCCACTAGATCCAGTCGTATATGCGCCAATACGTGAAATTGAATCACCAGTAGTCTTATTGGTAATTTTCAGTTTTCCATTAGATGTGCCCTCACAAATCACTTTAAGTTCATGCCCTCGCCTTTCTGGATCAATCATGACATCAGAAGGGTTGTACACGATGAAAGAATTACCAGTGAACGTATACTCTGGTTTAGCATTCTTCATGTTATTACCAAAGCCTTCATTCTGGGTATAGGTTAACGATGTGCCAACACTCCGGCTCAACCCGATAAGGTCAGTAAAAGTGACCGTAGCAGACCAGCTATTAGCAGTGAACGTAGGAGCTGATAATTTAGCTTTAACGTAGTACATTCGTTGAGGCCATTGAGAAAAACAAATCCAATAAGCTTCACGGCTAACTAAGAACCTTTGTAAAGCGTCATAGGCTAATAGAGAATCGCTTTCATCAACATTATCCTTTGCAACTATCTGCATAGTAATCTGTCGGATGTCGTACGAACTTGAAAGCAGTCGTTGACCGTCCATCAGGCCAATCTTCTTCAGATTGTCAGTCTGAACAGCTGGCTGAACGTCAGGAGAACGATAGCAGTAAACTCCTTCAAGCTCCGGAACATCAAAACAACTATCCCAAGTCTTACCGTCAGCTGAAATTGAATACTCAATTGGTTGGTAATGATAATACTTTCTTGCTCCCACCCCATTTTCGGTAGGAAGCAGAAAAGGGTACATACTTGGCACATCCTTTTTAGTTGAGAAAACCTGTACCATCTATCTTCCTCCTTTCATCATGCCAATTCGCTTAGCGTTGTACTTATTAGTAGCTCTAGCCGCATCATCAACAAAGGCAACAGGTTGTAGGTTAATTCCATCAATCCGTTCAATTACCTGTTTTACTAATCCTACAAGCGGGTTAGTTGAATCACTGTTCTGTGATACCGGGTAATTTGCCGGCTGATATTGAGCAGTCGTTATTTTAGGCATAGCAAATCGAATGTTAGGATTACGATGTACAACGTCTCTAGCTGCTTCTTGAATCAACTTCATGGCATTGGGCTTATTAGGGTTGATAACATATTCGTCACCATCTTCACCGACCAAGCCAAATTGAGCCTGCATGATATGACCACCATTAGCCCAGCCGTGACCGTTACCGATATTGCCCCAGCCACCTTCGCCACCATGATTAAGAGCATTAATAGCAGCTAAGATTTGGTCGAAACCTTTGTTGATATCGTGATACTTACCAACCGCCCACGTATTAAACGTTGACGGGATGAATTGCAGTAACCCCTGTGATGGGTGCCCTGCTTTAGCGTTACTATCCCAATGGTTAGTAATTACCTCTCGACCACCTGATTCAGTCTGAATCTGACGAAGTAATTTAGAAATTTGCCAACCAGCAATGTGAAAATGAAGCAATCGTGCAGCGGACTTGATTACGGGAGTCCAGTCACCGTTGATTGGTTCCTTGATAATTCCTAATAAGTCCTTTAAGACGTTAGCAATTCCACGGGAGAAACCAATAGCAGTAGCTTTACCAAAGGTTGGCACAATCGGAGTGCTTGAACTCCAATTAGTAACCTTTAAGACTAAATCACGTGAAGCCTTCACCGGGTTATTGATAAATGCTTCCGCAATCTTATCTTGTTCATCCTCTGAAAGCGTCCCACTGTCATAATGTGGAATTGAATTAGCACGCAAAATTGGGTCAGAATGTTCAGCGTCAATAACTTGGGAACCGGGTTCTAGGTTAACTAGACGGTTTAATCCGGCAAATACTTGCCAGCCACTCGAGGGTTGCCAAACAAGTTCCTGCTTATGCGGACCAAGCCCATCATTGACCATTGCCAATCCACCTGGGTGACCTGAATAACCACTCATTGATGTACCTTGTGCATAGTGAATTGAGCTTAGCTTCTTATCACCGCCAAAGTCACCAATAACGTTATTGATTGCTGAGATACCACTGTTTAACCGGCTAACAATACCTGACATTGCCCTTTGAGCAATTCCGGGGAGTTTATCAAAGCCAGAGCGCATTGAACTAACAACATCACTAACCCAACTTCGCCATCCACTTAAGAATTTACTGGTAAAGCTAGATTCTCGACTTTCAATTGAGGACAATCTGCTTGAAACGGTACTGTGAACCCTAGACAGTCCTCGTGAAGGGTAACTGTCGATATGTTCCCAAGTATCTTTCCAATCTCGATCAAAAAGGCGACCGAAGGGGCGTAGTTCTTTTTCGACCGTTCTTGTCATTGAGCTAAACCGACCAACAAAACTATGCTTACCACTCATCGACTTATCAGCAATAGTCATTTGCTGAGCAAGTTCTTTACCAAACTGATACTTCTTAACCGTCTTGCATAGGCTAATAACACTATTATCTAAGCGGTCAAGCGGGTTGTTCTTCCCCTTGAAGTCTTTAAGTGCCTTATCCATTGTCTTGAATGAATCAGCAGATGTTTTGACCGGTTTAGCCAACTCTTTCCAATATTTAGCACTCCGATTGACGGAAGTGTTCATCTTATCAAGAGTCTTAGTAAGATTTGCTTTCTTAAGTTCGCTAGATAGCTTCTTAATGTATTGAGCAATCTTATTGTTTTTCAGATTTTTCTCAAGCTTAGGCAAATCTTTGTTGAGCTTAGCAAATGCATCGTTCTTCCCCATTTCTTTATTAAAGGAATTGAGTGACTTGAACGCAGCACCAATCTTCTTGATTGGAGTCGCTAACTTATCCCATGATTTTATCGACTTATTCAGCCGGCTATTCATGCCGTTAAGTTGTTTAGTTGGGTCATTCTCTTTGATAGCTGCCTTTAGTTTCTTCAATGAACCAGTGTAATCAGTGATTGCTTTGTTCATTTCCTTAACGTTAGCAATATCTTGCTTAGAATAGTTATTCCCACCTAGAGAATCAACGACTTGTTGAGATGGTTGCTTTGAATTGCTAGAAGAATGTTTACTTGATGAAGTAGACTAACCATTCCACCAGTCGACTAACTTTCCCCATTCTTTTTTTGCCCAACCAAAAGCTCCTGACACTGCATTTTTTATGCCATCTCCTAGCTTTTTCCAGGTTAAATGGGTAATCCAATTATGAAATCTTCCAGCTGCATCTAATGCGCCTTTCATTCCTTTGCCGATGGCACCAAACGCGTTTGCAACAGAATGAGAAACTGCTCCTCCAATTGTTGAACCTAGCATTCCACCGATCATGGTTCCAAAAGGCCCTAAGAACGAACCAATACCTGCACCCAACAAAGCACCGATACCTTTACCGGCAGTTTTAACACGATCTCCTTTAAAAGATGGTGTTATTGCTCGAAGAATATCAATGGCACCTAAACCGATGGTGATTCCAGTGCCTAACTTACCAGCAATAGTTTTTCCTAACGCTTTTAAACTAGTACCTCCAGCTAGGCGTGCAAGCAGTCCTTTACTTACAGCTTCACCGGTCTGTTTTCCTGCTGTACCGCCTATTATTGGGAGTGTACTTACGAAACGACCCCATGAAGCTTTGAATCCTCGCTCATCAAGATAAGGCGTAATCTTCACACCTTGCTTTTCGACATTGCCATAACGAGCTAATCGAGTAGTAGCAGCTGCATCAACTACTTTTGCTTCTCGACCATTGGCAAGGTGCATTAAATCTCCAAATAAGCCACCGGTAGGCGATTGAACTTTACTCAACGTGGTAATTGCCAGCATATTCTTGTAAAGCTCATTCATTGCCTTAGCAGCACCCATAATTTTAGATGCTACAAAGTAAGTTCCCCATACACGACCGATAATCTGTAAAGCGGTTTGGTGCTTAGCAATCTCAGCAAAAGCATCAGCAATTCCTTTCATCCCAGAACTGTGAACGCCCGGAATTAGATGTAAGAAATCAGACAGTGCATAAATGAACCCGGTGCCGACACTCTTCGCAATACTACCAATTGAAGCAAATATTTTAATAATACTTGCACCATTACGAGCTAGCCATTCAGAGAACTGGGTTACAACATTAGTAAGACCGTTGACCATGTTGTCGAGTGCCTTACTGATCGAACCACCACCGAATGCATCAGCAAATGCTTTCATAATAGCAGCAACGCCCACGTTAGCTGCATTACCAAGCTTGCTAAATTCTTTCTTAGTACGGTCATCAGCAACCCATTCTGATACTTGTTTCATAATTGGGTTGATTGCCTTGTTAAGTGGGTCAACCATTGCACCAAGAAGTCCTTTACCCTCGGCTTTAATTTGTCGAAGCATCCCAGGTAATGTGCTCATTAAGTTATCAGAAGCTTTTTTGTATCTGTCGCCAAGCTCATTCATAACTGCTTCGGCATCTTTGGCCGAAATCTTACCAGCCGAAATCTGCTTTCGCAGTTCGTTCATCGTTAATGATGAACTATGCTGAACCTTTTGCTCGTATTTAAGCAAAGCTTCACCAAACATTGGGAAAGCATCGGTAATTTGGTTCAATTCACCCAAGTGTAGCGTTGAAGCTGACAACATGTGAGTGAAATCCATCCCCACTTGGGTTAGACGGTCACCAGATAACCCAATGGCATCCCCCATTGTTAGGAACGACTTGGTTAGCTTTTCGGTTTCCGGTTGGTTATCAAAAACGTGGTAGAACTGTTGAGCCAGTTCATCAGTAACATCAACAGATTGTCCTAAAGTATTAGAAAGATTAATGATTGACTTAGTCATCTTGTCGGCTTTACCAGCAGAACCGGTTAAAGTCGTCCAAGTGGCGTTCATCTTATCAAGTTCAGCATTATATTCAAAACCTGCCTTAACAGCACCCAGAATTCCGGTTTTCATCGTTCCTAGTGCTGTGCTAATACCATTGAATACGCCTTGACCGATAGCAGTTCCGGCAATAATATCACGTAAACGGTGAGCACTTTCTCCCGTCTTACGCATATCAGATTGGATTGAGTTAAACGTAGTTGAAGCTCGTTCTTTTAATCGACTAAAAGAACCTAAAATACCTTCAGTACCACTAACACCTAACCGTGTTTCATGCCGAGTTGGTAATCGTCTAGTCTTTTCATCAATCTCGTTGAGTTTATTAGACGCTTGGTCTTGAACACCAACACGAATATCTTTTCCTTGATCATGCTTCAACTTCAT